ATAATGAGGTTCTTAAAAACTCACGCAGACCAAGCATCTAAAGATTTAGCAGAGGAAAGAGGTACTTTCCCAGCATGGGACAACAGTGATTACGATGAGGATACAAAATACAGGAATGCTTGTAGATTAACTGTAGCACCCACAGGAACTATTTCTATGTTTGCTGACGCTTCTAGTGGAGTAGAACCATTGTTCTCTTTAGCGTATAGAAAAATGAACATATTAGAAGGGGAAACTCTTTACTATGTAAATAAATACTTTGAACAAGATGCTAAAGAAATGGGATTTTATTCAGATGAGCTAATGGAATATTTATCTGATGGGGGATCGCTTAAAGATAGAACCGAAGTGCCTGATGAAATAAAAGAAATATATACAACAGCACCTGAAATATCACCCGAAGCACATGTAGGAATGCAAGCAGCTTTCCAAGAACATTGCGACTCTGGTATATCTAAGACGATAAACTTTGCAAATGATGCTACAATAGAAGATGTGCACACAACTTATATGCTAGCTTGGAAGACGAAATGTAAAGGTATTACAGTATACCGAGCAGGTAGTAGAGACAAAGAAGTGCTAGTAACAGCACATAAAACTGAAGAAAAAGAAACACCAGAAACACAACTTAGTCTGTTTGATGAGTCAGAAAGTCTTCTAGAAGGAGAATTTGATTGTTGTCCATCAGCAATAGTTGTAATGGAATCGGGGTGTGAAACATGTAAAACTTGTGGGTGGAGTGCTTGTCACATAGCATAAATTCACAGTTTTACCAAAAAATAGTATAATAATAGTAGGAGAAAAGATATGCCTATAGGTAATATGTTAAGAGACAGACAAGAACAGTATGTCGCACAAAAAGATAATGCTGGTACTTGGAGAATACTAGATACTTGGCACGAGGATTTAACTAAGTTAAACCCAGACGATGAGATAGATGACGCAAGTGAGGCGGTAACTATTTTATCAGAAGGCAGTTTTTTAGCTTTAGTTAGAGAAGCAACAAGATTAGGCGTATTACAAAATGCTGCCTTGATGGAGAATGATGCTTTAGCGGATCAAGTAACTGAACTAAAAGAAGAGAACGATAGACTAAAAATACAAATTGAAACTACCCCTGCTACTACAGTTACACATGAGGAAAAAGCGGGGTTGAAACAACATGCAATAAACACAATAGCGAAGATAGTAGCTATAGATAGTGTTGAAGTAACTGAGGAATAGGATATATGAAATTAGGAGATTATCTTCCAGAAGTTCCTGAAATGGCTAAAACAATGGGACAACTAGGTTCTCAGATAGACATGTTTGGCGATATGATGGAGTTAAGCAAAGCTGCTGGGGACACAGGTACTGGACCGACATTTGGTGTTGACTACATAGTAAACACATATGTACGAAATCAACTTGCATATAGAAAACAACTTATCCAAGATTTACAAACTGTGGCGTATACTTGTGAGGAATTAAGAGCCCCTATAATGCATATTACTGGGGAAGTATTTAGGCGGGGTATATCGTTTGAACCTACTAAAGAAGATCCTGATGAAAGTCAATTAGACAGACTTAAAAGCTTTTTAGATGATTGTAATGTATTTGATCAAGGACTTGAAGAAGTTTTACGACAGTTTCACTGGGATTTAAATACAGTTGATGACGCTTTCTTATACTTTGCAAAAGAATATTATGATAATGGTGATGGAAAATTAACTTCTAGAGTTACAGAAATTAGGAGAATTAATCCCGCACTTATAGAATTTGACTTAGATGAAACAGGATTACCAAAAAACTCACACTTTTTCTGCCCTATACATAGGGAACAAATAAAAGAATCTCCAGAAGAATGTCCTGAAGAAGAATGTAAACAACAAATGCAACCTGCTATGTATAGATATTTATATAGAACAGAAGTACATTACTTTTTAGATAGTGAAATTGTACACCTATCTAAATTTAATCCGACTGAGACTTATGGTTGGTCTCCTATTTTAACAATATTTGAAAAAGCTCTAACCTTAATTGGTATGGATAGAAACTTATATAGGTATTTCTTTGAAAGAAAAATGCCTGCATCTATGGTTATGGTAACTACAGATGATCCTGAAAGTTTAAAGAGGGAGCGTGAATCGCTTGCTGCAAAAACAAGACAAGATCCTAACTACATACCAATGATCGCTGTATCATCTAGAACAAATAGAGGTAGAGTAGACATGGTAAGACTATTCCACACGCTACAAGAGATGGATTATTTACCTGTAAGAGCTGAAATTAGAGAGAGAGTTTCTGCTCTATGGGGTGTATCCCCAGTATTCCAAGGAGCACCTGATTCATTTGGTGGATTAACACAACAGACTACACAATTAACTGTGATGAGTAGAGTTGTTGAAAGAGATCAACGTCAAATCATGGAAAAAATATTCAGGGCTATTATAGATAACTTCGGTATCTCAGATTACAAAATGGTACTACCTAACCCTGAAGAAAAAGCAGAAGCTACAAGAATTGCTCAATCACAACAAAGAGCCGCAATTGCACAACAAATGTTAAACATGGGATTTGATGTAGTTCTAAATGGTAATAAAGTAAAAATTGATGAGCTTGACTTCGTAGTAACTGGAGAAGCTGTGCCAGTAGCAAAAATACAAGGTGAGCAACAAGCATTAGCTTTAGAGCAAGCTGAACAACAAGCAGCTCAACAAAAAACTATGATGGATGCACAAGCTGCTCAAGCAGCCGCTGGTGGTGGACAAGCACCTGAGCAAGAACAGGGACAGGATGAACAAGAAGGAGAATCAGAAGAAGGTTCACAAGAAGAGCCTGTACAAAAAGCCGTAGTAGATACTCCCAGAGGATTTGAAAATTTAAAAACTTCTAAATTTAAAAACCCCGATTTAAGTAAAGGTGTGGCAACATCTACATGGATAGATAGTTTATCCGAACAAGGATATCAGTTTCCTATAATTAAACAAATATCAGCAGATGGGAGCAAAATATGGTTCTCTAATGCTGGCGAGGAATACACGGGACACTTAGGCGGGTCTGGAATTAATAGTATAGAAAAAGCATATTTTGGTAATCCTGTATTCTCTGAAGCAGGTGGTAAAAAATACATTGGCGACCAATATCAATCTGAAAGTGGCGATGGAAGTTCTAAACCGAAAGCAGTAAATGTAGAAGATTACGATGAGGATGATGACTAATGGCTAAAAAGAACTTTTTCCCAAAGGACAGCAAGTATAAATCTTTACCAAAATCAGCAAAACCAAGATCACCTAATGAGCCTGATGAGTATGAAGACCATTCATATAATCACAGAGAGATAAAACCAGACGGAACAACTATTTACTATTATGATAATGGTGTGAAAGCCATACATCATCCTAAGAATACGAGCTCTGGTTATCATAGAAAAGCAGCTCAACATCATCAGAAACAAGCTAATACTTTGATGGATAAAGAAAAAACTGATAAAGCCTTATCACATTTAAAAGCTAGAATAGGGCACAGATTAGCAATGAAAAAGAAAAAAAACTCTAGTGTAGAAAAATTATATAAAGATTTTGGGGGAGCTGGTTCAGGAGCAGGAAACATAGTTGCTGTCGCATCTGACCCCGGAATATTTACTGAAACATATAGTGGTACAGACTCTAAAAAAAAGAAGAAAAATAGTAAAAAAGAAATTGAAGAAAATAAAAAAAGAAAAAAGAAAGCTAGTGGTCCAGATAAATTAGATAAGTGGTTAGAAGACACTCAAGAAAAAACATTAGACTTAGTATCACTTACTAAAACAAAATATCATTTAGGAAGAACGGGGGGACTTACTCCTGACGCATCTATTAAAACTCCTGACGAAGAAAGAGACATGGAAGAATTTATGGAAGCTAGAACTAAAAATGCTGAAAATAGAGCCTTCGGAATAAAAGAAACTAAAGACGGCAACTTAAAAGTAGATGAGTCAATACATTTATCTAAAACAGATAGATTTAGTAATTATGTCGCTAATATATTAAATGATGTTAGAATACAACTTAACAAAGAAGATGATGAAGTTGTAACACAAGAAATGTATGATGCAGACATGCTAGAACAAGCCGAAAGTTTAAATAGATTTATAGATGCTTCACGTGAGTTCAATAAAGATTTTAAAGCAAACCCATCTAAGTACGGAGTTACTGTAAGACCAAAAATAAAGAAGATGGAAACTGATTGGTCGAAAGACAAAAAAGATGGTAAACTAAATAATATGCCTTTTTTAGGTAGTTACAAAAAATCAATTGAGGGTAGGAGAGAAAATCCCCCACCACAAGTTGAAAAACAATATGGGGCTAAAAGAAGTCCTAGACCGGATAAGAATGGATATAGGAATCCGCCAAATAGGAGAATACCTGATCCAGAAATTTAATAAGGAGAACAGATAATGACAACATTCGTCATACCAGAAGAGGCTAAAGAAGAGATAGTAAAGAGAAAAATGGCAGGAGCAACATGGAGTGCTCT